TTATATTCCGGCCACTTTATTGTGGGGCATCTGTGGGGCATTAAAGTCAAAATCTGAGTTCAGCAGAGCTACCTGGTCGCCGTTTTGTTCCGCCATCCATTTACCATAGACGTTGAAAACCATCTGGGCATTTGTATGCCCCATCTGGTTAGCAATGAAGCTCGGGTTCGCGCCCGCACTCAATGCCCAGCAGGCAAACGTATGGCGAGATTCATACGCTTTCCTGTGCCTGATACCTGCTCTTTTCAACAGGTGATTCCATGCCGAGGCTATCGATCCTGGTATATAGCAAATGCTTTTTGATGGGTAACGACCAGATACGTTTGGATTGAAAACAAAGGTACATATGTCAGTTCTTTGTTTACCGTACTCCCTCAGATGAACAACAATTTCGTGCTGCTCTTTCATGCGGGTAAACTGCATCTGACTTTTCAGTGCCTCTATAGCTGGCTGGGTGAGGTTAATTGTCCTAATGCCGCTTTCCGTTTTTGGGGGAGTGAAGTGATCAGAGATCGCCAGGTTTCTGTTTACCTTTATCGTCCAGTTGACGGTGTCTACATCCTCCCAGGCTAAGGCACAAATTTCACCATGCCGCATGCCGGTACTCACCGCCAGAATCCAAAGATTTCTGGTCTGCTGGTGATTAGTAACTTCAAGCAAGCGCACAAACTCTTCTTTGGTGAGAGGGTCAGGCTCAGATTTTGATTTCCTGAGTGGACGAATATCAGATATGGCCGAGCCATTTGTGTAACCGTTTCGCTCCGCAAACTTAAGCATCTCGAGCATCACAGCCATATAGCCGTTCACCGTTCGTACAGTTCTCCCTTTTTTGTGGGAGCGCTCAAGAGTTTTACCGATGAGCTGATAGCCAGTTAGAAGTTCATGCCTGAGAGACATGAGATCCTCGTGGGTAAGTGCTGAAATGGGCATTTCATCGTCCAGAATGCGAAGGCACATTTTCACATACGACGTATACCGCATATGGGTGTTCTTCGCCAAAACCGTTTGCTTCAGGGCCAGCCATTTGTAAGCCAGTTCTGAAACCGACGTCTTTAGTTTGCGATCATCATTTACCTGAGCGCGCGGTGAATTAGGGAACTGGGCGGTATAGTCGAAGTTGCCGGTCCTGATGGCGTAGCAAATAGAAGTCCTCAACTCTCCAGCTATCTTTCTGTTTTTGGGGGTATCGGGAACGCCAAGACTTTCACGAACCCTCTCCCCTTGATACATGAACCACAGGCGCAATGAGCCCCCGTGATTCTCTACCCCGGTTGGATATTTAGACATGCCTTTTCCTCGTTGTTAAACGCAGGGCTATTTAAGCAGATTTCTGACGCGGGATCGCCGGGCGTTGCTTTTCAACCCAGTTATCGACTTCGAAACGGTTGTAGAGGATAGGTGAGTTGTCTTTAGGCTGAAGGTCTCCGGAATAGTGCTTATACTCGCGCCCCTCAAGCCAGCTTTTTTCACGGGCCGACTTGATTGCATGCTTTGTCAGCCCGGTTAATGCAATCAGTAGTTCTTCTGATACCCATTTGTTGGGCACCAGTTGGATCGTATCGCTCATGAGTGTCTCCAGGCAAAAAAGAACCCGGCGCTGGGCCGGGCAAAAGGGATAACGTGGCAGTGCTTTCGCACCCAATAGCCAGCTCATAACTGGCTATCAGTTGCGTCATGTTGTTGGTGGCTCAGGTAACGGCATCCAGTGGCTAACTCCTTGTGGTAACCATGCTTCATCACCCCAAAGCCAAAGATCGTCATCACGTTCAAAAAACGCTGTCTGCATATATGAGCCCGTCATTATGAGTACTGGGTTACTATCATCAGGCATCCGATCACTACATTTAATCCACTTCATAATCTCTCCTCATGCCGCACGCTGGGCGCGCAGCTTCTTCAGGTGTTCTGCTGTTTCGATTTCTTCGGCGATCCGCTCGGCCTGCGCCTTGGTCAGCGGTTCAAATTCGCACTGAAAGCGGCCAATGCTGGCGATGCAGGTTCGACCGTTACGGATGTAGTGGATGACTTCGCGGGTAGCGCGGAGGATTTTGCAGGGCGCGCCGTGGGGATCGGCGTACCAGGTATTAGGCTGGATTATCCTGAACATTGGGCACCACCTTAAATTCGATTACCCAGACCCATGGGTTGGCATGCCAGCTTCCTTCGCCGTAGATTGATTCCCACAGCTGCGCAAAGTTGTCATATGGAGTCCAGACTTCCCCGCCGCTATCTGGGTCAGAATATGTTGGCCGCCATCCGGTAAGTTCCATGCCTTCAGCCTGCGCATCTTCCTGGCTGATAGAGTTCAAGCGCTGTACCCGCACGCCGGTTACCTCCAGCAGAATGCGACATGCCGCGCGTGGCATGTGGATAGATGGTTTCCAGCACGAACGGCCATCTTCATAGCCATCGTCATCACCCCAGGTAAAATCCCCATCTGCTGCGTAGATAGCGTGACCAGAGTAGTAACCATTACCAAACGGCATTTCGTGAATGGATGTGGCGGGACGGTCAGGACTCCATGGCTGAATGCGACCATCTTCATCCAGTTCATGGCTCACTACACCCCACGTCTCCCGCACCCAGATGCGATCGCCAACCAGACCGAATGGACAATTACTGGCAAGACTGTGTCCTGGAATTGCAGGAACAGATTTCATGCTCTGGACCCATCCAGCACCGTATACCTCATAAAAACTACCATTGAGGACAGGCTGTACCTTCATAATCCGGCGCGTCTGCGTCTTCCGGCCGTCGAGGATGGCGCGCACCATCTCGCCGTTAAAAATCATTCCGCGCTCTTTCACTGGATCCCCCTCTGCTTATGCCTCAGTTCGATAACACTCTGGCACTCCGCGCACGTCTGGCAGCCGGGAACGGCAGCGCGCCGCGGCTCTGGAATTGGTTCGTCGCATTCTTCACAACGCTCGGCTGATACGGCGTTGCGGTTGAGGCGGTGAGCGGCGATCGCCATATCGATACGTTGCTGAGCCAGCTCGTTTGCTTGGTCAATAATCTCTGCGGTCATTTCGGGACTCCTTCAGTAAATTATTCAATTTCGCTTTATAACTGGCTTTCGCTTCTTTTTTGGTTGGCTTCCAGTCGCCGTAAACGCTCACATCGCGGTAATTTCCGATCCGATACATGCGACAGTTTCCGTTGCGGTCGTAATCAACTTCAGGCCTGTTAATGCCAAGCCATTCATGGAAATCATGACCGCTGTCGGCATCTAGAAAATCCTGGTAATTGCATTTGGCCTTGTGCTTACGGGAGGTAATTTTCGGAGGTGAATAATCCACGATATCGCCGTATACGATGCCGTCAGTAGGGTGATAACGTTCTGGTGAATGATAGGGCGCGGTATCCAGAACAACGCCAATGTAGTGCCCGAAATCACGCACAATTGTTCCTGGTTCGCCATAAGCCACAACGCGGCGACCGACGCAGGCGTTAACTCCATACTGCGAATTGATGTATTCGAAGCTCATAATCACGGCTCTCTAAACTGTCGGTTAATTCGGTTGAAGGTGAACGCCAGCAATAAAAAAGGCCGCTTTAGCGACCTTGCGATTATTGATGTCATGGCTGAATCCACCCCTTGCCTTTGACGTGCTGGATGACACCAAGCTTCCTGAGCGACTGGAGTCGGCGGCCAAGGATGCGGAAGACGTCCATTGGGTGCTTTCCTTCTTCCTCAGCAATGACGAGGCACTCCTGCCTGACGGAAGGGTTAAATATCTTCGAAAACGAGGTTGGCTGAGCGCCGATAGCGCTTAAAACTTCGCTATCCAGTTTCGCGTATTTGGTCATGCTGCACCGCCTTCAGGAAAATCACCGAAGTCAGCAAGGTCAGTTTCGCGATCGAACTTAAATTCGCCTATATCGACAACCTCAACTTCGTGTTCGTAAATATCCCCTCCGCCACTTTCAAGAATCTCCATGGCTTTTTCCAGGCTTTCAGCATCCACTCTGAAGGTCTGCGAACCTTCTGCTCGCTTGACCTCAGTGGTAAAAAGAAATCTTTTCACGATTCAACTCCGAAGCGGCGATTAAGCCGCCCTGTGTATACGACGAACTCCAGGAGGCTAACTCCCAGAGCTTCAATTTTCTTGTGATGCTTGTTGATGATGGGAGGCACCGTTTCGTTCCAGTTAGGCTTTGGCTTCTTGCGCATGGACTGCTGGATTTCTTCGGTGCAGCGGCGGCAGGCGGCGCGGATGGCGTTTTCATTTGCTGGCGTCATGCGGCCTCCCTGCAGGCGAGAAGTTTCGCCCCGAAAGCCATAAGCTCGTCCCGGTCCACAGTTGCGAAGTGGCAGTGTGTACGCGGGTACGTTCGCCAGATGATAAGCATCGACCCTTTGTTATTTCCCGATACTGGCTTACCGGTGACCGGGTTAATAAATGCCAGTCGCCCGGCGGTGATGAAGCGAACCTCGCTGGCGGTCTGGATCGCCTCTTTGAACCAGCCAACCGAAGTGTCAGCCGGTACCAGCATGACCGTGCCGATCTGATTGGAGCTCTCGGCGGCAGCCTTTTTCACGAAAGGGGTGATGTCGCTGTATGGCGGGTTAAGCCAGACGTAGCCAGGCACATTCAGATAATCAGCCCAGGGCGTTTCCAGTGTGTTCTGCTCGGCTGTAATGAACCTGCGGCATAGCGCGTTATGCGGCGCCGCGGCGGCATCCAACTGAAAGCAGAACTCAGCATCCAATGCAGCGAAGAGGGCTGGTGGAGTGCGCCAGAGGTCGCGCTGGTCGAGCGGGGTTTTACTTCCGCCATAATCACCATTCGTCTTCTCGGTTGGAAGCGCTGCGGCGATGCGCTCTCCGATCCAGCGCATAACCGGTACTGCCATGCTATTTCCGATGGCTTTATAGCGTGGCCCGTCCGGGCATTCATCAGCATTCTTCCCGCGCCAGCCGATCAGGGTGTGATTATCAGGGAAGCCCTGAAGGCGCTCACACTCAATCGGTGTTAGGCGGCGAACCTGCATACCATATTGAACGACGTCGGCGAATGAGCGCGAATCCTGGGTGAAGGCCACATCTTCCTGATAACCTTTACCCTGAGGACCCGCTGCATCGTGACGACCGATAGAAGCATGCTGAATGCAAATCGCAGGCGTGCCCTGACCTGGCTTACCACCACCTGTTGAAAGGCAGCCGGTGATGCCGCCGTTGCCATCCTCCAGTCTTATTTCACCGCGGCTGTTTTCAGCAAAAGCGTGTGCGATAAAATGACCTGCAGCAGCGCCTTCAGGACGCCCACCTGCACCGCCGGTAAACGAATGCGCAGATATAGTGCCAACAATGCCCGATCCCCGCTGAGCAAATAATTCCTGATTGCTCTGCCCAATTCCGCCTACATTGTTGGACTGATTCAGGGTTGGGTGAGGGTTTGCTGGGTTATCCCAGTGACTACCGACTTTAGTGCACTCTCCAGCATTTCTGGCAATTTCCGGTTGCGATTCTCGGCGCGGCGCAGAATCCCGGCGCACGCTGTCGAGCTCAAAAAGTACCGCTGCGGGATCGAATCCTTTTCGAGCACTTGCGACAACGAACACACGGCGGCGTCGTTGGGCCACTCCGAAAAATTGAGCATCAAGGACGCGCCAGGCAATAACCCTTTCTGGTCCAGACACACAACCTGCGTGCGTCCATTTTCCCCCTGCTGGCTGCAACTCGCTGCTTTCTCCGGCAAGTCCTGCCAAAAAGCAACCAAAGGCGTTGTCTTTGCTGCTGAGGACGCCCGGGACGTTTTCCCAGACGATGATCGCTTCATCTTCTCCGCGCTCGCGGCGTTTGTCGTCGATTGCATTCGCTAATTCCACGTAAGAGAGGGTTAACTGGCCTCGTTCATCAGACAGGCCTTCACGTAAGCCTGCGATGCTGAATGCCTGACAAGGCGTGCCGCCGACCAGAACATCAGGCGCCTCAACTTCACTAGCGCGTACCGCATCGGCGATTTTGGTCATGTCGCCAAGGTTTGTTACTTCCGGCCAGTGGTGGGCGAGGACAGCAGAGGGGAAGGGTTCGATTTCAGAGAACCAGGAAGGTTTCCAGCCAAGAGGTTCCCACGCTTTACTGGCGGCTTCTATGCCGCTGCACACGCTTCCGTATTTCATGATTCACGCTCCGGATCGTTAACATCCCAGCCATTACGCTCAATATTGGTTTGCAGCCGCTTATCTCCGACCTCTTCAATGCTGCGGCCGGTAATCTCTGCGACTTCAGCGTTTGAGTGCCGCCACAGCAGCGCAAGCTCTTCGAGTGACCACGCTTTCATAGCACTGACTCCATTTCGTCGATGTAGAGGCCCTGAGCAATCAGGCGGCTACGGCGGGCGGCACGTTCAATGCACTCCTGCCGTCTGCCTTCCTGCGATTGCTCAATGGCGCGCCGGGTGAACAGCCGTGATTTACCCTGCGGCGTTACGACCTTTGGCTTTGTTACCAGGTCGAAAGTGCGGTCACATATGCCGTCCTCGTTGAGCCATTTTTCCGACTCAACGATCTGCGCTATCTGTCCTGAGCCGCGGGTGATGCCATTGGCGACCCGGTTAAACTCAATGAGCGTTACGCCAAACTTCTCGGCGATTTCGCTGCCTGTTACCGGGCGGCCGCGCGTCTGAATCATCCAGATAACGCGCTCACGTAGGCCGGAGAATTGTCCGGTGCGCCCGGGTCTGCGATAGAAGGGGGTTCGTTTCATTTCCACTGCTCCCCGAACGTGAAGCCGATTTCCGCCAGCGCCTCGTCCATCTTCTCGATGAACTCCGGCACCATTTCATTGAAATCGGTCATGTATTGCGGATCCCGCTCAACGACGACGTGATGAATACCTTCACGCTTCATGCGTGGGTCGTAGTTGGCAAAGAACCAGGCGTCTTTACCTGTTACCCACATGCTGTACTGTACCTGGGCCATGTACGAAGACTTTATGGCTTCGAAACCGCCAAGGCGGAATTTCATGAAGTCGCGAGAGGTGAAAGGGCATTTAAGCTCAAGGCCGAACCCGTTACTGCACAGGCCGTCAGGGGAGCACGCAGTGCGCATGCTCTCGTCACGGAACAGGATCGGAGACTCCGTGACTTTTACGTCCGTTGTGAACTCGAAGAGGGTGCGGGCGTCTTTCTCGTACTGCTTGCCCCAGGCCAGCGCCTTGGCGTTAACTTCTGGCGCCACGCCGGTGCATACCTCGGCGAGTAGAGTGTGGAAGTAGGACATCTTCATGTCTGTCCATTTCTTTCCCGATCTTGGCTTGGCGATGACGTTGTGTACTTCAGAGGCGGTGATAACACCAAGGCGCAGCCGGTGCCACGCCTCATCGCCCTGTTGGATAGTGGTTACGTCAATGCCGGTCCTGGACAGGATAATTTCGGGTGTCATGCTGCCGCCTTAGCTTTTTTCTGAAGGAAGTTGAACCCTTTCTGTGCCTCTTCTTCAGTGAGGTCTGACGCCTCAAGAATTGGCCGTTTGAAGATGTCGCTGCACACAGGGAGGAAGTCTTGCTCCCAGTCCTTATTCATCGATGTTAAGAGATTGGTGATCGCCTGAAGCGTTTCTTCGCTTGCTGCTGGTGGAAGTGCTTCTGTGGTGCTGCGCGGCGTGACGTCCCGGATATCAACGTCCAGCGATTTACCTTCCATTTCTTCGGCGGTAGGCTGCTGTCCGATCTCGGGCCAGGCCTTACGCAACGCCTGGGCTTCTGCGCATTTTGCCAGCTGTCCGTATGGGCGCTTTTTCCACATCGCGTTCGGCGCCGTGGTGTCGCGTCCGCCGGTGGCGTAGTTTTCAATCCAGTATTCTTTGGCGCTGAACTCGACGATCTCCCCGCTGGGCATGCGCTTGTAGACGGTGTATTTGCACCACTGAGGGAAGGTAACCTCGACACCAGAAAGCGTCTGTGTAGTGTCTGGCCCGAACTCAGGCTCTCGGGCCCCGGCATAATCGCCAGAACGGTCTGCCTGAATGCGGTAAAGGCCGATGCCCGGCATAACGACGTCGCGCCATTCGCCTTTACCTGTTTTCGAGTCTTTGACGTACATCGGAACGAGGTGGACAGGTTTGAGCAACGGGTCCAGCTGGCGGGCGCGACAGTAATCAAGCGCCATCATTACCGATTCGTCTTTGGCGCCAGGGTAGATGCTGTTCTTCAGCGCGCTCCAGGTGGAGACGTCGACGCCTATCTCCTGAAGCGACGTCGCTGTGATTGTTAATTCGTTTGCCATCGTTAATCCCCTCAAAATTAAAACGGGCAGCCGGTACGGTGTTCCCAGTCGTATTCCGCCTGGGCGTAAGCAACTGCTGAAATGAAATCGTTGTAGGCCTCGCCAGCTTTATCGCTGCGAAGTCCTTCGTATGGGCTGGAGTCAATCGGGATTGTGAAGTGGAAGAGGCCGGACGGCTCTTTTGGCATCATGTCGATGATTTGCTGCGCCCGGTGGTCGATCCACTTCTCCTTCTCGTCGGTGAGCTGCTGCTCAACCCAGCGCCGATCTTCGATGCAGTCGTAAGTGAGGAATGCGTTCATGGCTGAACTCCTGAAATTTGGATGTGCAGATCCCGCCCGCGTAATGCCAGGCCGATCGGTTGAATAGGGTGGTTGATATCAGTGAACCATCGGCTCGCCGCGCTCATTCAGCAGCACAACGACGGAATCACTTTTGATGATGGTTTTTTCGAAGATGTTGAAGGCGTACAGGCCTTTCTCAACGTTCGCAGAGGCGCGATAAGTTTTGCCGTGGTGTTGCAGCATTGTGCCCGGTAAAACCTCGCTACGTGGCACTGATGCGGTGCCGTAGTGCATTCCGATCATACCTTCACCTCAACCTGTTCCAGGAGGCCAGCGATATGCATCTGCCAACGGTTCAGCACCAGTTTTTCCCGCGGTGCCGATACCGACGTCAGCTGCCACTCGTTATCGTTGAGCTTTTTGGCGGTGTACTGCTTGCCGTTGTGGGTGACTGTCATGATGCCTCCCGGGCGCGGAGCATAGCGTCGGCAATGTGATACGCATCTTCGGCTAATTCTTTGTACTGTGGTGATTTCGGGCCGCCACCAAACGAATGCCCGTCCCATCTACGCACAATGGCTGCCATAGCCTTTGCCGCGAAGTAGTCGCGTAGCGACATACCACCACTGGTAATAAACTCTTCCACGCCTGGGGCTACCGGCTTTCTTATGTGTGGAAAAGCTGGTCCGCCATGATTTTCTTTGCTCATAATCATCTCCGCGCTTAAGGCCGCGCCGCCGGTGGTTAGTTGTTTCGATACTTGGCGACTGCCGCTTGATAAGCAGCGCTCGCTTCAGATTCTGTCGCGTAATAGCCGAGGGAAACGTTGCGGCCATCAACCCATATCTTTGCCGACCATGGTTTGGGACGGCTAACCTTCAACTTGCTCGTGCCTTTGGCGTGAGTTCTCTGCTTTTTGAAGGTCCGATGTTCGTCTGTTTTGATTGGCGGAATCGGCTTTCCGTCGAATCTTTCCGAGTTCAGAAAGTTATCTCGACGCGTGACCACCCGGAGATTTTCAAGTCTGTTATCAGATCGGTTACGGTTTATATGGTCAATTACGAGTCCGTCAGGAATAGGACCGTTGTGCATCTCCCATATAATTCTGTGGGCCTTTATTTTTCGCTTGAGGAAAACGATCTCAACAGCGATATATCCATCTGTTCTCGTAGTTCCCGCTTCCTTGCCTGCGTATCGCTTATTCCACGATCTGATTTTTGCTACTGAGTCATCTATATCAGCAGGTCTTTGCTTCCATCGCAGCAGGCCGAGCTTTGGATCGTAAGTAAAGTATTTTGACCAATTCATTTTCTCTCCCGGTCTTTCCCGAATGTCAGAACTAAAGACTTCTGCGCTAATGGGCGGTGGATGGCCGCCGGTTCATAACTAAGCCGCCTCTGTGAAGCGACTGAGGTATGAAAAAACCCGCCGTAGCGGGTTATTCTTGCTGACTAACAATTTCAATTTTCACGTTGAATCCTGGGTAGTCCCGCGCGGAGTCTAAATCCTCAAGGATTGCGCTGTGCAATTCCCCAGTCGACAAATTCGACTCTTCAAGCTCAGCAACTGTTACCCTTACAACAATCTCCATACCCTTACCCTCTGTCGTTACCCGCTGATGCGGGAGAAATGCTTTGGCGATTGGATGGCAGGTGCTGACTTCTTCCTGCTTTCTGGATGGCACTAACCAGACCTTGTGCGGTATACACCGCGCATACCATCTATCACTGCGCATAGCGGCTTACGTTGCGATCTCGGTGCGCATCAGCCTGCGCATTCATCCAATCCCAAAACATTTCCTGTATTGGTCAGCGCCAACTCCCTGCCAGTGTTGCCCGTTCTCACGCCGTTCTCGCTCTCGCGCGGGGATACTCTCTCACCGACCGGATCGCACCCGGTGATACAGCACGTTTTCGTGTAGGGGTCTTAACAGGTCATTGACGCTGTAAATATGCATGTTGTTAAAAAGCAGGCGACTTGCTGTCCGCCGCTGGCTAACTTCGCTCAGCTGTCGATGTTTCGTTTCGATGGACTAACAATAGCTAAAGCGATTATTTGAGTCAATCGCCAAAACGATATTTATCATCGATAAAGCGATAATTCATTGAATGTTAAAGCGATATTTTTTTATTTTCTGAAGAAAAAAGTGATAAGGATTTGGTTTTTAGAAGGGGTGAGAAAGAGAGGATGGATCTGCGGACAATAAAAAACCCGCCGGAGCGGGTTATGCGAATCGTTTATAGTCGACTGACTGTCTGAGTAGTACCTTTGCCATGACGTAGAACGCGTCCTCGTCCTCTGGCTCAACGTACCACTTCTCGTAAATGGGGTTGTCGGATATTACTGCCAGACGGTCACGCTGCATCTGAAGTCGCTTAACATGCAGTGTTTTGCCGAAGACGAAGACATATACCCCGTCACCATCAAAATGCGTAACGCCGGTATCAACGAAGATCTGATCTCCAGGCGAAATGGTGCCATCCATACTGTCACCATTAACGGTAATGACCTTAACGTGCGTAGCTGGCCGGTTGCCAAATAAAGCGCGCGCCTGTTCAGTTGTGTATTCGATGGCACGAATAGTTTCAATGAAATCGCTGGTTACCAGTGTGCCTGGCCCAGCACTGGCTTTAACGTCGAGTACATCCACGCGATAAATCCCATTCAGTGACGGCTTAACCTGGTATAGCGCAGTTGGCTCCCGGGCGCCACCGGCAGCCATTTCCCCCTCACCAGTAGAAAGCCATTCAGGGCGAACGCCAAGTACAGAGGCAATCTCAACTGTTTTTCGAGAACCTTTAGCATTCTTGAGTAACTTATTTACGCTGGACTGAGCCATGTCGACCTCTTTAGCTAATCGACCCTGTGTATATCCAGCGCTTTCCATTGCCTGCGCTAAGCGCTCCGAGAATCCCATATTCACCTCTGTTAATGACTCCTTTAACTCTATCGCTCAAGCGATTATTTAGCAAAAAATCGCCTATGCGATTGACATTCGCTAAAGTGATAACCATAATCGCTTTAAACTGATAGCTGAGGTGATTATGAAGACCCCAACAGTAGAGAAGAACTCCGCAGTAGAGAAAGCGATCGCCATCGCTGGCAGCCAGAAAGAACTGGCAAAACGTTGCGGCAAAGCTCAGTCCACTATCTGCGACTGGCTTAACGGAAAGAAACGCATCTCCCCAGTTCACGTTCCTGAGCTGGTGAAAGCGGTTGGTGGTGAAATCCAGGCTCATGAATTCCGCCCGGATCTGCCGTCCATCTTTCCACACCCTGACAACCATGCCGCTTAACGGCGGCCTTAACAACGAAAGGGAAAGCAATGCATTCACTTGCGTACCAACAAGGTAACAAATTTTCGCCAACGGCGATGATTTACCAGAATCGACGGGAACCTGATTCCAAGGCGTTAAACATCGATGGGATCCGCGCAGCTGTTCGCGCCTGGGCAGCTGATTGCCGCAGCCGTGAATTTGTCGCAGCGCTGATTGTGGAAGAGTGGCGGGCTACCGGCGGCACCGGTCTGGATATCCCCACCGACTCGCACCGCCAGATGCAGAAGGTGTTCCGCTGGATCGACGGCGACACCGAATACGCGGCCAACAACATTCGCCAGCTGGCACCGGCAATCATGGCCGTCCTGCCGCTGGAGTATCGCCATCGACTTCTTCCAGAGGACAGTTTCATGTCCCGCTTGGCGCGCCTTGAGAAGGAAACGAGCGAGGCGAAAGTGGCTGTTGCGATGAACGCTCCACGTCACCAGAAGCTCAAGGAACTCAGTGAGGGGATTGTAGAGATGTTCCGTGTCGACCCGGACCTGACCGCGCCGCTGATGGCCATGGTCACTTCGATGTTGGGCGTCATGTAACCGGAGAAGACCATGAACCACATCGAATTTATCGAGAAGCATGTGCGCGATGAACTGATCAAACAGGGATTCACCGTAGCGGTGGCTCAGGGGGGGGGCATTTCAGGCCGTCGATATGTACAAGCGAATGTCACAGGCCAGTCGCAAGGGGAGGATTTTCGATGACGTGTTACGACACGCAAAGCTATGGGCTGAGAAGCAGCAAGTCCCGTCAGACAAGTTCGAAAAGAAGCGCGTTAAGCGTGTGCAGCAGCAGCCAGGCCTGCTCTGAAAAGGCGAAAGCCGCGCTGTTGGTAGCAGCTACGGCTTTCAAGACACTGTGTTACGCCAAGTAACGGGAGTAAGTATGTCAAACACCGCTGAAATAATCAATTTCCCAAATAAAACCGAACAACCGGGAGGTCGTATGGCCGACCTGTCGAACGGGTATACCAAGGTCGCTAACGAGATCCAACAGCTTAAGCCTCGCCTGAGACTGTCAGGCCGGGAATGGCAATGTTTTGAGGCGGTGATCTGGCTTACCTACGGCTGGAACAAGAAACAGGACCGCGTGACAAATACGGTTATTGCTGAGCTTACGGGCCTGAGCGATACGCATGCATCTGACGCGCTTAAGTCTCTAGCAGAACGCAAAATCATCTTTTCACAGAAGCAGGGCATGATGAAAATCGTCGGTGTAAACACTGACCTTTCAGCATGGATTTTAGACAAACCGGAAACGGGAAGAAAATTCCCGAAAACGGGAAAATCCTTCCCGAAATCAGGAATAACCTTCCCGAAAACGGTAGACACCCAATACAAGAACAAGAACAGTATTAAAAGATCTTCGTCCGAGAATTCTGACGAATCCTCCGACGCACGTCTGAAGAAATTTTTATCAGCTCATCCTGAAGCTACGATTTACACCCCATCTGGTGCGAAGTGGGGCTCTGCTGAAGACCTCGAGATCGCTAAGTGGATTTCCTCTAGGGTGAAGCTGATTAACCCAACCTGCAAAGCCCCGGACATGACCTCCTGGTCTAACACCGTTCGCCTGATGCGCCAGATAGACAACCGGTCGCACCAGGACATCTGCGCGCTGTACGACTGGGCAAGCAAACACCACTTCTGGCAGACCAACATCCTGAGCCCGGAAAGCCTGCGTAAGCAGTGGGACAAGCTGACGATGCAGCGCAACGCCGGAAGTGAACAGCGTGCCGCCAAGCCGGATCTGGACTTCAACAACACTGACTGGGCTTATGGGGTGATCCGATGAAATCTCTTGCAGAGCAGATGCGTAACCACGACCGCGAGCAGATGAGCCGCATGGCTCATAACCTGCCAGAGCAGTATCAGGAACGCGCACCGGTCGAGCATGTGGCTCAAGTGTTCAACGGGCTGTTCAACCAACTGCGTGCCGCGTTCCCGGCCAGCATGGCGAATTTCCGCACCCAGGACGACCTGAACGAATTCCGCCGTCAGTGGCTACTGGCGTTCCAAGAGAACGGGATCCACTCAATGGCCCAGGTCGATGCCGGTATGCGCATTGCTCGCCGCCAGGAACGTCCATTCCTGCCGTCGCCGGGCCAGTTCGTCGCCTGGTGCAAACAGAGCGGCGCGGCGCTGGGAATTACCGTTGACCAGGTGATCGCCGAATACTGGGACTGGCGTAACCGCTCGTTCGAATTCACCTCCAGCGAGCAATTCCCATGGTCGCAGCCGGTCATGTACCACATCTGCGTTGAACTGCGTCATCGCAGCACAGAGCGCCAGTTAACGCATGGTGAGCTGGCACGCGAGGCGGGTGATCTTCTGGACATGTGGGAGAAGCGCGTCACCGATGGTAAGCCAGTGCCGCCGGTGCGCCGGGCAATTGCAGCACCGGCTGCCGAACACGGGCCAACGCCGATCCAGCTGCTTCAGGCGAAGTACAACCGCAACAAGTCGAACGGGATGGTGTGATATGACCATAACAATCCGTGGGCAGATTCTTGCAGCCCTGCGTAACAACCCGGGCCTGAATAGTGCTCGCATTGCCAGCATGATCGGCATGACCACCAAAAAGATTTCCGGCCCGTTAAGCACATTGTTAGCAGACGGCCTGATCGAGTTCGAAGGCAAGCACGGCCAGCGGCTGTATCGGCTAACCAGCTACGGCATGAAATACGCACCGGAAACCATACCGGCCATGCCGAAGGGTAATTCGAAGCTGGTGCAGCGCACAGAGACGAACGTGATCTGCCAGGAGTGCCGGAACAGCGCGGCGATGAAGCGGGTATTGATGGTTTGGGGGAGGGTAGGGGTATGACAAACGTAAGCGCAGTAGAAAAAATGGCTGAATTAATGCAGCAGATGGAAGAGAACTCGCCGCGAGTAGCCGCTCTCCAGTATTGCCTGAAACAGGTTGCTGAAAAAGTGGAAGAAGCAGAAAAGCGCAACTCGGAGCTTGAATCCAGATACTCGGAGCTCGCTGCGGAGCTGCGTGCAGTCGAAGAAATCCACAACGAGGCAGTGTTCATCACAGACGAACACTATGAGCAGTGCCCGCCGGAAGTGCAGAAGATAATCAAGTCACTGGCTGTGATGCAGATTCCTGCGTACCAGGCTTTCCTGGCTGAAGTGCGGGCGCAGGGCGTGGAGATGTTTGCATCAAAGTGCAAAGAAGAATCGAAGCGTGCCCACTCTTCAGACGCCAGGGATTCCTGGTGGGTCTCGGGTGAAAACGCTGACGACTTCGCCGCCCAGCTTCGCAAAGGAGTGCAGTCATGAGCATTCGATCTAAGCATGGTTTTGGGCCATCAACTGTAGAAGTTGAATGGCTTGATAAGTGCCCAAGCTGCCAGCATCAAAAGGCGCGAGTCACCGGGTGGTCAGTGACGCCTGAAGCGTTATGGGCTGGCGATGAGGTTGTGTGCGCAAAATGCGGACATAAGGGAGAAATTGACGCTGACGGTGACAACGCATGGGTCGAATGGGGTGAAGTCCAGGAGGCCGCCCAATGAGCAACATCGACAAACAGGATAATCGAGAAAAGTTCGAAGCATGGGCAGAAGAGGTTGGAGCGCTACCGTGGGGATATCTAAAAAAGCAACGCACTGCTAGCGGGAATTACTCCGTTCAGATTTACAACTACATGTGGCACGCATGGAATGCCTGCTATGAGGCGCTGCTGGATGAGCTGGAAGCCGCTGAGGTACGCGTGACTGAGCTATCTCAGAAGGCTGATATCTACGACATGTTGCGCGAAGACTACGGGCTGAATGGGTCGTTGGTTGACTTTGTTGACTGGCAAGCGAAGCGCATTAGCGAGTTAGAGGAAAAACAGCGCCTGATTGATATTTGCCAAGGGCAAGGCCTGGAGCATCGAATTGCGGCAGAGAAACGCGCTGAGGACACGGAGAAGCGCAGCGAACGCGCACTGTCGCTCCTGAGCGATGCCAACACGGAAAACGTCTGGGATGTAATCGGGCGCCTGAAAGTGGTTATTGGTGGCGATTATCGCAGTGAAGCTGAAATCGCCGCAGCCGGTAAAGGAGAGTGAAATGGCTGAAAAATGCCTCCGCTGTGTAACAGGGATGATCGGCGCGACGAAGATTTATCAGGGCGACTGGGAGCAAAGCATGACCTTTTTTGAAAAGAAAATCGCCGACTGGAATGAGCGCACGCGTCATTATGCGATCCCTCATCCGGGCTTTGCCAATAAGTTTAACCATTGCCCCATGTGCGGCAGAAAGGTTGAGGACTAAACCATGACATTAACTAAAGAATGGCTGCTCAAGGCCATCGCGGAGCTTGAAGAAGAGCGCGATGCTGTGCCCGGCGCAGTAAACGAAGATGCGGCTATGGCGCTTGCTGCGATGAAGCTAGCGCTGTCAACGCTCGAAGCGGAGGATAAATTAAGCAACTTTGTCTCGTCTCAAGTATCACTGGGCGGCGAATTTGAGAAGGTACTGGCTGAAAATCTTCATGAGCTTTATGTCGGCTGCGACACCGCCCCGCCAGCGCCGGTATCTGTGCCGGATGAAGTCGCCAGCGCAATAGAATCTCTGAAACAAACCCTGGTTGACTGCAACCGCTACAACTACTGCTTTGATGCCGTTAAGCGCGTAGAGGACGCTTGCCGCGCCGCTATGCTTCAGGGTGCCAAACCTGTAACGACGGCTTACAAGTTGCCATTCGAGCAGTGGCTTTCGCAGCAGACAGGCACAATTGACGTCGAATGTGGATGCGTGATGACGGAGGTGTTTTTCCACTGGTTGCGCGTTGCGTATGAGGCAGGTAATTCTCCGCATTGTCGGGAAATTTTGAATTCGTCAACCAACATTTTTCGGGAAAACGCGGAAACGTCAACCAAATGCCCAAAATGTGGAGGTCGTGGAAGTTATCACTGCCCGCAAATGCTTGGCACTGTTGAATGCGAGTGCACGTTGTCAGCACCTCAGGAGGTGGCAATTCGATAGACTAAGTTATTAAATTGCGTGATATCAGCAGTCTAATTCTCATCTCACTGATTTATAATCCAGACTACTGGCATGTTACAATAAAGACATGCCAGCACTTTAACTTCCATTTCAAATTTGTGAGGGTATATGACTAAGCACAGCCTTGGCGAAGAAACAGTAAACAGCATCATTGAAGAAGAAAAAACATTATCGGAACAGGTGCAGATTATTGAAGGGCACATTGTTATCAATGTTGCGTATGAGTACAACATCCCGCTTAATTCATGTTCAACACATCAGCAAATTTTGCACTGGGTGTGGCACCTGACTGAAAAAACATGGATGACGCAAAAGGTGACTCGTCGCTTCATTGAAGTAGCTTGCGGATATCATAAGTTAGAGTATCGCCACTAATAATCATTCTTTGATTTTCTGGAATCAACCAGCCATAATCATGTCATCGGAGCCTGAACAACTCCGGTGACTTCTGCGCATTTAAGGGGACTTAAATGCGACCACAATCTGAACTCCTCACCTTGTCACAGATGCAGAAATGCACCTGCGATTTTCTGCATTCTGCGGTTTCCGTTAAGGAGGCCGTATGACTCTGCCAGTAGACGGCATCAAACTCCATCGAGGCAACTTTGCGGCCATCGGCCAGCAGATTCAGCCATTGCTGGATGCCGGGCAATGCTTCCGCCTTCAGGTTAAGCCGTGGCGCGAGAAGCGCAGCCTGTCGCAGAACGCGCTCAGCCACATGTGGTACACCGAAATCAGCGAATACCTCATCGCCCGCGGCAAGACCTTCGCTACGCCTGAGTGGGTTAAAGACGCGATGAAGCACACCTATCTCGGCTACGAAAGCAAGGACAGGGTAGACGTCGTGTCCGGAGAGGTCACCACGGTCCAATCCCTACGCCATACGTCCGATCTGGAAACCGGCGAGATGTACATCTTCCTGTGCAAAGTCGAAGCCTGGGCGATGAATATCGGCTGCCACCTGACCATTCCGGAGAGTTGTGAATACCAGCAGCTGCGCGATAAGCAGGAGGCATAATGTCTACTCCACTTTCCCGCGTCATCACAAACGAAATCTTCCGCGTTCCGGCGCGCCGCCAGCGCAAGCCGGCGGTTAAGCCGTCCGACATCCCGACACTGAAAAACTACACCGCCCGGCTGGTCGATGAGAAATGGCTGCGTCTCGCGGCACGGAGGAAGGCATCGTGAGCAATATTATTCAGCAACTTCAAGAGTATGACCTATGCCAGCTTCAGTCGCTGAGAAACCACATCAACGAACTTATCGCCCAGAAAAAGCAGGAAGAAAAGCGAGTCGTTTGGCGGGTGATGGATGCTTTTATGGCCGTAGAAAACTTCAGAGAAGAAGATTATTTGAAGGCTGTAGAGTGCCTGGCCGCAGAGGCGAAGAGAATACATGCCGATGAGCACTCAACTAATAAAGAGCGCGAGTTGAGGATCGTTGCTGAGCGTGTTCCTGCATCTGAATATGAGGGCTGGTTCAATGGCTAAGTTACCGCGCCGCAAGTGCGCCCATAAAGCTTGTCGCCAGTGGTTCCACCCGGTCCGCGACGGGCAGGTGGTCTGCTCATTCGAGTGCGCCAGCGCGATCGGCAAAGAGCAGACTGCAAAAGCCCGCGAAGCCGCCCAGCAGAAGGAAGCGCAGCGCCAGCGCACCGAAGAGAAGGCAGGCCGCCAGCGGCGCGCTGCACGTCGCAATGAACTGAAGCCGATACGTCACTGGGTGCAGATGACTCAACGCGCTTTCAACGACTGGCGGCGCGAAATGCTGCTGGCTGCCGGGCACGGCTGTATCTCCTGCGGAACCAAGACCGCTTTTGCCTGGCATGCCGGGCATTACCGCACCACTGCTGCCGCTCCACAACTGCGCTTCAATCCCGATAATTTGTGGCTTCAATGCTCCGCCTGCAATGTTCACAAATCCGGGAACATTGAGGCGTATCGTGCAGCCTTGGTCGAGCTGATCGGCGAAGAGCGCGTGCTGGCGCTGGAATCCAACAACGAAACCCACCGATACACCCGTGAAGAGCTGGACGGCATCCGCGCCAAGGCCAGAGCAGACCTTCGCGCACTAAAACAGCGGGAGGCGGCATGAAGCCTGAGTCTTTATTTCTGCTGGCCTTTTATCTCATTCCGCTGATCTCGATGGGGATTGTCAGCCATATCAATTACAAAAAATGTCGCATTCAGTTCTCAGCAATCAGCAAAGGCATTCGGTTTCAAAGAAAGTACCAAATGCTGAAAAGTCTTCACCCAGACCGGGAGGATGTATGACTTTTTCAGACCTTCTCCGGTACCAGGCAGAAAGCGTAAAGCGCGCCAGCATGCCGCCAGTAGCAAAGCACAGCCAGACCAAAACCAATCAGCCACATAAGGAAGCCGCATGAACAGTCAGCAACTGGAATACGTACGTCAGCAGCTCATTGTGGCGACCGCAGATCTGAGCGGGGCGACGAAAGGGCAACTGGTAGCTTTCGCTGAGAACGCACAGTTCACCGCGACGGCGCGCAGCCGGGGTCGGAAAAAGGTATTCGACAAGGATAAGCAGCGCATGGTCAACCCGGACGGCCCGCCAATGAGCGGCAGCCAGTCCCGCGCCAAGGGCTCATCCATCGCGCTGGTGGGCCCGGTGGAGTTCGTGACTGCATCGTGGCGCCGCGCTGTTCTGTCTCTGGAAGACCACCAAAAAGCGTGGCTGCTCTGGAACTACAGCGAGAATATCCGCTTCGAGTACCAGGTGGCGATCACCCAGTGGGCGTGGGCAGAGTTCCGGGTACAGCTCGGCGCGAAGAAGGTGGCAGGCAAGACGATGGAGCGACTGAAGAAGCTTATCTGGCTGGCGGCGCAGGACGTCAAAGCAGAACTGGCAGGGCGGGAAACATACGAATATCAGGTGCTCGCGGAACTGGTGGGCGTAACGCCAAAGAACTGGTCAGAGACCTTTACTGACCGCTGGGTTGAGATGCGACGTATCTTCCTGCGCCTGGACAGCGGTGCTTTATTGCAGGTTACGCGATCACGTTCACAACAAAAGGCGACAAATTTAGACTCAAGTCTTGCAAAACTGGATTGAATCGCATATATTTCATGTGAATCTGATATCGTCGCCATAGCTTTGATTGTCGACACAAAGAATTTAAGCCCGAGGTTATCTCCTTGGGCTTTTTACTTATCTGCGGCTGGATGGGGCATTCAAAAAGCGGTATCGTCACTGCATTCGACCATCACATGGTGAGAGACTTAGGCGAGGTTGTTATGGCTCAAATTGAATCGAGTTCATTCGGTACTTTTTCAAAGGAAAAGGCAGATATTATTGCTAAACACCTCGAAGAGCTTGCCAGGGTCATCAGGGATGACCCAAGTAAGATAATTGAGTTTGATTGGTCTATGCCTGAAGGGGATGGCATGGCAACAACGTCATTGATTTATAGAAAATAGACTCAGCAAATAAAATAAGGTCGCTATCGCGGCCTTTTTTGTATCTGCACAACAGGAAAGAGTATTGAACAAGGCGAAATCCGGAAGACGCGACTAATTCCATCCGGGCGCCCAGTGCTCTATCCGTTGTGGTGTAACTCAATTCCCGCTTGCGGGTTGAATGGGTAGAGTAATGCATCAACCGGTTATCCGACAGGGCAGGCATGATGCTAATGCTGAACCTGAGTATCGGTTCGAGTCCGATCGCCACACACAGAACCCACTACCTGGGACCCTTCGGCCAGAGAGCCGACATTGCCTTACCCTCATCTTCCCGGCCTGTCGCCGGGTTTTTTATTCCAGGCCCCGGGAACCATCCTTGACATGCCTTCTTGTTAAATCGTGCCGAGGGCCTGACCCATTTCAAACACACAGCCCCCGCTTTTAAGCCGGAGGTTAGAGACTATGAAAATGCATAACGATCCCCACTCCTGGACGGAGTTTATCGAACTACTCCACAGCTGGTGGCGTGGCGAAACGCCGATGGGTGCCGTATTGCTATCGGTTGCCATGGCCGCATTGCGAATCGCTTACGGCGGTGGCGGCTGGAAGAAAATGATTCTTGAAGGAGCGATCTGCGGAGCTCTAACCCTTACCGCTGTGTCAGCTCTTGATTACTTCAACCTCCCACAGTCCCTGTCGATCGCTATCGGTGGCGCGCTCGGGTTTGTTGGAGTAGAGCAGGTTAAGGTTATGGCTTCCAGGGTGTTTAATTCTCGCTTTGGAGGCGGTGATGCAAACCAGTGATAAAGGCATTGACCTGATCAAGCAGTTCGAAGGCTGCAAGCTTACCGCGTACCAGGATAGCGTCGGTGTGTGGACGATCGGCTATGGCTGGACTCAGCCTGTCGACGGGAAACTAATTCGCGCCGGGATGACGATTAAGCAGGAAACGGCAGAACGTCTGCTGAAGACCGGGCTGGTCAGCTACGAAAGTGATGTGTCCCGTCTGGTTAAAGTCGGCCTGACTCAGGGGCAATTCGACGCCCTGGTGTCGTTCACATATAACCTCGGCGCCCGGTCACTGTCGACATCGACTCTCCTGCGAAAACTCAACGCCGGTGATTACGCTGGCGCTGCCGATGAGTTCCTGCGCTGGAATAAAGCTGGTGGCAAAGTCCTGAACGGGCTAACCCGTCGGCGTGAGGCGGAGCGCGCTCTGTTCCTGTCGTGATTGGCGCACTGGTTAAGCGTTACTGGCTGCACCTGCTGGTGGTGGCGTTAATCGGCGTGCTGGCGTTCTTCGTGAATCACTATCGCGACAACGCCATCACCTACAAAGATCAGCGCGATAAAGCCACCAAGAATCTCAACCTGGCTAACGCCACCATCAAAGACATGCAGGTGCGCCAGCGTGATGTCGCTGCGCTGGATGCCAAATACACGAAGGAATTGTCCGATGCGAAAAAAACCATTAGCGATTTGCGTCGGGATGTCGATTCTGGCGCTAAACGGCTGCGCATCGCCGCAGCCTGCCCTGGAGTGTCAAAAGCCACCTCCGCCACCGGCGTGGATGATGCAGGAACCCCCGAACTTACTCCAGACGCTCGACGGAATTATTTCGATCACCGGGACGGAATCGCAACCGCTGACAAAATGATTCGCGGCATGCAGGAATACATCGATACGCAATGTCTGAAATAAAGAGGATTTATGAGCGAAGCTAAACCGCAGGACGGCACTACCGTAAAGGGATATCGCACACTGTCGCCGCAAGAAATTGAAGACATGAACGAGCTGAAGAAAGTCAGCCGTGAATTCTGTCAATTGCTGGAAAAGCAGAAGGCGTGGGTACAAGACGAGCTTTATGTGACCGGTAATCATTCTGCTGAGGCGCATGAAGCTGGTCGCTGTCTCGCCATTGCGCGCACCAAAATGCAGGAAGCCTGCATGTGGGCCTGTCGTGCTGTCGCGCGTCCAGACGCCGACTGTTAGCCCAAAAAAAACACACACATCGAGCCTCGCAATGGCGGGGCTTTTTAATACCAGAAGAAGCAGGAGAAGAAGCATGTTAACAGTAAAAGTGATGTCGCCAGGTGGTGACGAAGAGATTCATTGCGGTCTGAGCGTTGGCTTTAATCCCAACCAGCAGAGCATCGCGGTATCAGGAATGGACAAAAATGTGTTCCTGAAACCCGGCGAGGTCGCCTACGTGATGAACCAGAATGGAAAGACGGTATCTCGTTACGAGCATAATGCCAGTCAGGAAGCACTGCATAACGCGGTGGATTCGTAGCCATTACAAAGCTCACCTGCTGGTGGGCTTGATAATGGTTATCCTCAACAGAAGACAAAACAATTATCAATCAACTATGGAAGTATGTAGTTGCATTAATTCGCTGCGATTCTGCGAAAGTGCTACATTATCTGTTTTGAGATGGTAAAGGGGATAGTCATGGAAAGAGGTGTTGTTTTTACAGCTTATGAATTGTTAAAAAATAAGGATAATAATGGGTTCGAGACGGGGAGGTGCATCTCTCCTGAAGAACTTAATTATTTGGTCTTGTATTGGGATAAATTATCATGCCCAACTAACAATTTTATTCATCTTGCTTTTTCAAGTGAAGAAGAATTGATTAAATGCGGCGTGCTCAGTCGTCCTGTGTTTTCCGTCGGTGATGGTGTCAATAGTAATGAAATGCCTGAGTTTCAATCAAGAAATCAAGTTCAAACATTGGCAAAGTTACGGAAAGAACAAAGCTCTATCGACTGGAGAATGCATTTCTTAAATGATCAAGTCTGTATAACAGAAGATATGGCAACTCAAAAGGAAGTTATCCGCTTTGAGTTGACAGACCTTTTACCAGTACCTCAAAAAGGTATCCCTATTCATGAATTATTAGAGTTTAAGGAAAGACGTTCTGATGAGTTACTAACATTGCATGGCTATTTAGATGAAGTTTATGCTGAGGTGATAAACTCAGGCGATTTCAACTTACAGAGAGCGAAAGCTCTATCAGGGTTAAAGAAATCTCTTGAAGATTTAAACAGATTGAATGATTTAGAATGGCAAAGTCCTCTTAAATTCAGTATTTCTTCCTCTTTTGAATTAGATATGAATCAACTTTATGCTGGCGCCGCGACTGTTTATGCCGCCATGCAATCAACCCATCCTTTTGAAGTCTTATTTACTGGGGCTGCATTTGCAACTCTCGGTGGGTTCGTAAAGGTTAGAGCGCAGCTTCAAAACGTTTTAAAAGATGGTGAGTCTAATTTGGCTTATATTACAAATGCAAAAAAAGAAGGGCTGATTATATAAATTCTACTCTGTAAATTACGGTGCTACCTTTATAAATCATTTAACCACCAAAATTAGCTGGTGGTTTTTTTTGGGGCCGCAATATGAATGTCATTATTGATGGTGTCTCGTTTGTGCCTGCCTGTACTCCAGCGTCACGGATTGGCATTGCCATAACTACCCATAACCGGCCAGACGTTTTAAAGCGCGCCATTGAGCAACACACCAAGCATCTTCCCATCGGTGCGCTGGTGGTGATTATCGACGATGGCTCTAAACCTGCCGCAGTAGTGCCTGACGGCGTGCAGCTGCTTCGCCATGAAACATCACTCGGCATTGTCGCTTCGAAGAACGCCAGCCTGTCAGCCCTGATGGATGCCGGATGTGAGCATCTCTTCCTGTGGGACGATGACGCCTGGCCCATCGCTGATAACTGGCACTTGCCTTACATCGAATCACCCGAGCCGCACCTGGCTTATCAGTTTCTCGATCTGGCAGGGACGAATAAGCTGAAGGATATGGCGGTCCTGTACCGGGATGATAAGCACATCGCTTACACCGGTCAGCGCGGCGTGATGCTGTATTACCACCGCAGCGCTATCGAGAAGGTTGGCGGTTTCGATCGGGTATACGGTCGCGGCATGTACGAACACAGCGACCTCGCCCTTCGCATCCATAATGCTGGCCTGACGACATGGGCTTACGGTGATGTGGTCGGTTCAGAAAAACTGATCCATTCTCTCGATGAGCATGAAGCCGTAGAGCGTTCGGTACCGCGTCCCGACCGACAGGCGCTGGTGGAACGTAACGTGAAGATCCACAACGAACGGCGTGATTCCGGGTTTACTGGTTACGTTGAATACCGTCAGCAGCGCGACGTGGTTATCACAACGCTGCTCACCAGTCAGCCTGACCCGCAGCGCGGCACGAGAATGGTGGCCTCGCCTGACATGCTGAGCAAATGGGCGGCCTCGCTTCGCCAGTGTGGGCGTATAGCGCTGGTGGATGAATTACTGACGGCCCCGGCCGATGTTGAGCTGTATCTCGTACCTGACGTGAAGATGAATGTCTACTTCCGTCGCTGGCTGCACATCTGGCAGCACCTGCGAGAACACCCTGAATACCGGTTCGTCTGGTGTACCGATGGTACCGATGTCGAAATGCTTCGCGCGCCGTGGGAGGAAATGGAAGCCGGAAAGGTGTATGTCGGTTCAGAACCAAAGACCTACGCCGATACCTGGGCAAAGCAGAACCATCCGGAGCGCATCTATCAGGAGTTCATTGAAGCGCACCGAAACGATGTAATGCTTAACGCTGGGCTGCTGGGTGGTACCCGCGCTGATGTAATGGCACTTGCTCACGGCATAATCCGTCTTTACTACCGGATCGAGAGCTATCGTTTCTGGAAGAAAGAACAGGCTGGCGCCGCGGTGGGGGACATGCTGGCGTTCGGTATTGTCGCTCATTCATTCGCAGGAAAGGTGATTACCGGACCTCAGGTGCACACCGTTTTTAAAACTGATGGGATCGGAAAAGATAATGCCTGGTGGAAACATAAATAGGGGTTAAAAGTTTCTATGAAAATTTTTACAGCTGTAATGCACAAGAATAGCTTCTACCTCCACGCTGACACCCGACAGAGTTTCTGGATTAGGCTAAGCATTAGGCTGGGATGGGGCAAATTTGAGTTAATTCGCCCCTCTGATGAATTCAGTGATGCTGGAGGGTTGTTTGAATTAGTCGAAGTGCGTTCGGCAGATTCAGAACCCCCTGAGTCAGTAGCTGTAGGGTCAAATGTTTTATGGCGTCTGCCGGAAGCTCTCGAAGTTTTGAAATCAGTCCCTTCTTCTGATCTTCAGGCATATTTGCAACGCGGATTATGTCCTCAAGGGCCACGATAGTATCGTTATGTAACCGAACTGTTTGCACTTTTAGAATTGCGCTCAACCCGCCGTCATCAAGCAGGAAGTCAATTCCTTTTTCTGTAATAAAACAGGAATGTTGATTGAAGTGGTATCGATTTCCCTCACCTAATGACTGGCTCTTAATAAAAGGGGAGCCCACCAAACCATGCATTTCCAAGTAAAGCATGCATGCAACAAAGTGGTCATAGTCATCAAATTTACGAATAAGTTCCTGTTCTTTTTCGTCATTCAAGGCGTTGGGTGCACTGTCAATCAATGCATTTAATATTTCAAGTTGTAAAGCCCGATCATATTTTTTGGTCTTATCCATTTATTATCTCCATAAAGACTTATCAAAGTCTAACCTGAAAATAATCCGTTCTATAGCCTGATATAAATACAGTTACCGCTTTTGAGCGGTTTCTTTTTGAGGATTCGTTGGTGGCTGAAGAGATTAAATTTGTGGTGGTCGGCCATCACAGCCGCTTAGAACGTGCACAACGTCTTGCTGCGCTGCTGGATGCTCATCTACTGATTGATGACGGTAACCACGGCGCGAACTGGAATCACCGACACGCGCTTGAATGGGCTGCTGAGCAACCTTGCCGGGTGGTTGTGCTGGAAGACGATGCGATGCCCGTTCCTTGGTTTGCAGAGCTGGTGGTCGACTGGCTGACCCGCTTCCCTGACGACATGCTGAGCCTTTATCTCGGTACTGGCCGCCCGCCGCAGTACCAGATGCAGATAGCCGAACGGCTGATTATTGCTGATAAGACTCAGGCTGACTACATCACACTGCCGCGGCTGATACACGGCGTTTGTTATAGTGTACCTCCTCAACATATTGAACGAGTACTTTCTCGATGGGACAGAAGCAAGCCTGCCGATTATGCCGTTGGTGATGCCTATGGCGGGGCTGTGGTTTATCCGTGTTACTCGCTGGTGGAGCATGCAGATGGTGAACCTGTAGAGCGTCACCCTGACTCAGCGCCACGAACAGAACGCCGCCGGGCGTGGAGGTTGCATGTCTAAGCTAACAACGTTAAAGCCACGCCTGAAAGCCATTGATACGCGACGCATAAAGCCGATCTACGGTGAGCAGCGCCGCATAAGTGGAAGTGCAAGGGTAAGTTTGAAGCGCCGTATCTATGCGCGTGACAATGGTCGCTGCTGTATGTGTAATCGGGTTGTTGATTTGACTGACAGTGAACTCGACCACCGTATCGCGCTTCAGTTCGGAGGCGATAACTCGGAGCGCAACCTGTGGACGCTCTGCACTGAATGTCACGCAGGTAAGTCTGCACGTGAAGTTGCCACCAGTCAGCCTGATGAGCAGGCCCTGAAGCATGAGGTGCCTGAAGGCGATCAGGCATCAGGATTTGTAGGGCTTTGATTCCAGCCAACCCCGGGGGGGGTATCATCCAGAGTAAACATCGATCGCCCTGGACACCTCGCCCCCTCTCATTCGCAGAAAAAATCCCCCTCTGGAGGGTGTAAACATGTTAACAGCGCAGAAGCGGAAATATGCTCTCGCGCTGATGTCCGGGATGTCTCAGAAGGATGCGGCAATAAAGGCGGGATATTCTGAAAAATCCGCGCGTTCCAAGGGGTCGCAGCTTGCTAAAGACCCGGAGGTCATCGCGTTTATTGAGCGAAAAAAACGAGAAAAAGTTGAGGTGGATGACGAACCTGCGTATCGCAGGAATGTTTATACCCCAGCAGTAAACACGTCTGAAGAAAAACGAACTCCTGCGGCATCATCCGCCGGTGAGTATGAAGACCCTCTCGACTTCCTGAAATCGGTTATGAACAACGTTGGTTACGAAATCGAAACCAGAAAAGATGCAGCAAAGGCCATGCTGCCTTATATGCATCAGAAGAAAGGTGAGGGCGGTAAGAAGGATGCAAAAGCTGAGGCTGCCAAAAAAGCGGCCAATAAGTTCGCAATTCAGCAGCCGCCGAAACTGGTGGTTAACAATCGCGGGAATACATGATGCCGGAGTGGACAACTGCCTGCCCTGACTGGGCGGAGCGCCTGAAGAAAGGCCAGTCTATTATTCCTGCCCCGATTTACCCGGAGCAGGCTGAAATAGCCCTGAACGTTTTCAGGCAACTGAAAATCGTTGATGCTCCAGGATCGCCAACTTTCGGTGAGTCCTGCGCACAGTGGGTTTTCGATCTCGTTGCCGCGCTGTTCGGCTCCTATGACGCCGAAACCGGCCGCAGATACATTACAGAAGTGTTTGTACTGATCCCCAAAAAAAACTCCAAGTCTACGCTGGCCGCCGGGATAATGATGACGGCCTTGCTGCTCAACTGGCGTCAGGCTGCCGGGTACACCATCATCGCCCCGACTGTAGAGGTGGCGACAAACGCCTTTAACCCGGCGCGCGATATGGTAAAGCGGGATGATGATCTGGATGACCTCTGTCAGGTGCAGACACACATCAGGACCATCACCCACAGGGGAACGGACACGACGCTGAAAGTGGTGGCCGCCGACCCCAACACCGTTTCGGGGATTAAATCTGTCGGCACGCTCATTGACGAGCTGTGGCTTTTTGGTAAGCAACATAACTCCGAAGATATGCTGCGTGAGGCAGTCGGTGGCATGGCATCACGACCTGAAGGCTTTGTGATGTACACAACCACGCAGTCCAACGAACCGCCAGCTGGCGTGTTTAAGAAAAAGTTACAGTACGCCCGTGACGTTCGCGACGGAAAAATTCACGACCCGCATTTTCTTCCGGTGATATTTGAGCATCCACCGGAAATGGTTGCCAGCGGAGAGCATCTTCTTCTGGATAACCTCGCGATGGTTAACCCCAACCTGGGTTACTCCGTTGACGAGCAGTTTCTTTACCGCGAATACAACAAAGCGAAAGAGGCCGGGGAAGAAGACTTCCGTGGCTTTATGTCCAAGCACGCCAACGTTGAAATCGGTCTCGCCCTGCGCGCTGACAGATGGGCAGGGGCGGATTTCTGGGAGCAACAGGCAAGGCGCGTCACTTTTGACGATATTCTTCGCCGCTCTGAGGTGGTCACAGTTGGTATTGATGGCGGTGGTCTCGATGACCTTCTTGGCCTGGCCGTTATCGGGCGCGATCGCCAGACTCGCGAATGGTTATGCTGGTGCCATGCATGGGCGCATACCATCGCCCTGGAAAGACGAAAGAGCGAAATTTCAAAATTAAAGGATTTTGAGAGGACCGGTGACCTGACGATCGTTAAGCGGGTGGGCGAAGATGTTGAGCAGGTTGCAGAGTATGTCAGCCGGATTTATGAAGCCGAACTGCTGGACAAAATCGGGATTGACCCTTCTGAGGTCGGGCAAATTCTTGATGCGCTCAGTGAGGCAGGCATTCCTGATGAGGCTGTAACCGGGGTCAGCCAGGGCTGGAAACTCGGCGGCGCCATTAAGACTACTGAGCGAAAGCTGGCTGAAGGTGTTTTGCTTCATGGTGGTCAGCTTCTGATGGCATGGTGCGTAGGCAACGCCCGTGTGGAGCCGAAAGGCAACGCCATACTCATCACCAAACAGGCCAGCGGGAAGGGGAAAATTGACCCTCTTATGGCCACATTCAACGCCGTTACGTTAATGGCTCTTAACCCCGAACCGGTCAAAAAAGACTACCAGGTATTTTTCGTTTAACACACACGTCAGTTAATGGCCCGCGCATGCGGGTTTTTTCATTTCTGGAGGCCAGCAAATGACGCTTAAACGCGCCTGCACCCTCATGACGGTGAAGTCGGTAAATGAGGATGAGCGGATTATTACCGGCATCGCCTCAACACCGTCTCCCGATCGTGACGGTGACATTATGGAGCCGGAGGGGGCGAAATTCCGCAGCGATACGCCGTTCCTCTGGCAGCACGACCGCTCTCAGCCTATTGGCACCTGCACGCCAAAAATGGTGAAAGAGGGGTTGCAGATCACAGCAAAGCTCGTGAAACCAACCCCTGACATGCCATCCCAGTTAATCGCACGTCTTGATGAAGCGTGGGCTTCGATTAAGGCGGGGCTGGTACGCGGCCTGTCGATTGGGTTCCGCCCAATTGAGTATTCCTTCCTGGATGAAGGCGGTATTCGCTTTTTGTCCTGGGACCTGCTTGAGGTCTCGGCGGTGACCATTCCGGCCAATGCCGAATGCTCCATCCAGACCGTTAAATCTTTCGATCGCCAGTTTCTCGCCGCGTCAGGCAATGAGAAACCGGTAGTGAAAACCTCTAAAAGCGCTGGCGCTACAGCACCCAAAACCAAAAAAGGAAACATTTCGATGAATATCGCAGAACAAATCAAGAGCTTTGAAGCGAAGCGTGCAGCGCTGGCCGCATCACTTGATGAAGTGATGTCAAAGGCGGCTGAAGAGGGACGCACCCTGGACGCTGAAGAAGAAGAGAGCTACGACAACACATCCGCAGAAATTAAATCAGTTGATGCGCACCTCAAACGACTGCGCGACATGGAAAGCAATCTGGCATCGACTGCAAAACCGGTATCTAAAGCTGCTGGTGGCGAATTCACCACCGTGAAGACAAACGCGCCGGGGATCATTCGCGTTGAGCAAAATCTGGAGAAAGGTATCGCCTTTGCCCGTTTTGCCAAGGCACTGGCGGCGGCAAACGGCAGCCGTTCTGAAGCGCTGGAAATTGCACGTAAGCAGTACCCGGATGATGCGAAACTTCACCATGTGCTGAAAGCCGCTGTTGGTGCTGGCACAACGACCGATCCTCAGTGGGCTGGTGCGCTGGTGGAGTATCAGGAATACGCAAATGATTTTGTTGAATTCCTCCGCCCGCAGACCATTATCGGTCGTTTCGGTCAGGGTGGTATTCCTGCCCTGCGTCAGGTCCCGTTCAACATTCGCATTCCGGCACAAACTTCCGGCGGATCTGCAAGCTGGGTAGGTCAGGGTAAGGCCAAGCCGCTGACCAAATTCGACTTTGAGTCCATCACATTCAGCTTCGCCAAAGTCGCAGCCATTGCGGTGCTGACCGATGAGCTGATCCGGTTCTCCAATCCGGCAGCTGATGCACTGGTGCGTAATGCGCTGGCAGAAGCGGTCATTGCACGCCTGGATACGGACTTCATTAACCCGGCGAAAGCTGAAGTTGCTAACGTCTCTCCGGCCTCAATTACCAACGGTATTGTGGCTGTTCCATCAACCGGCGATCCGGATGCAGATGCTGAAGCGGCATTCGCTCAGTTTGTCTCCAATAACCTCCAGCCAACTGGCGGCGTGTGGATCATGTCCAGCACCAACGCGTTGGCGCTGTCCATGAAGAAAAATGCTCTGGGCCAGAAAATGTATCCGGAAATGACCCTGCTTGGCGGCACATTCCAGGGGCTTCCGGCTATCGTTTCGCAGTACGCCGGAAGCAATCTTACCCTGCTGAACGCGCCGGATATTTATCTGGCTGACGACGGTGGTGTGGCAGTGGATATGTCACGTGAAGCCTCTCTGGAAATGGAAAGCGATCCTACTGGCGACAGCGTCAGCCCAACCGGAACGGAGCTGGTTTCCATGTTCCAGACGAACAGTGTGGCTATCCGTGCCGAGCGCTGGATCAACTGGAAGCGTCGCCGCACGGCAGCGGTGGCGGTTATTTCTGGTGTGAACTACGGCTCTAACCAGGGAAGCTAACGCGAAAGGAGGGCGGGGGAAACCCCGCCATATTGCATGGCAAAAATCAGATATCTGCAACGCACACATGACTCTGTTACGGGAGACGTAAAGACCGTGGACGAACGGTGCGCAAGGGTTCTGGTGCTGCTTGGCAAGGCTGAATATTTCACCGAGGTAACTACCAGGGTGAGGAAGAATAAGCGTAATGCGGAGAACGGCTAATGTGGAATCCTTTCCGAAGAAAAGAGGGGCAAGTCAAAAATCTACAGCAGCCTGTTGTCAACCGCGGGGGCTGGACGCCGATGTTCAGTTATGTCCACGAACCCTACGCCGGGGCCTGGCAGCAGAATACGGAAATTAAGCCCAAAACGGTTCTCTCCTATTATGCTGTGTTTTCCTGCATATCTCTGATCGCAAGTGATATCGCTAAAATGCCTCCGCGCCTGATGAAACAGGATTCAAATGGCGTTCGGAGGGAAATTAAAACCGGAAAGATAGCCGCGCTGTATTCCAGGCCAAATGCCTTTCAGAACCGCATCCAGTTTTTTGAGCACTGGCTGAATTCCAAGCTGTGCGAAGGTAATACCGTTGCGCTCAAGATCCGGAACAATCGCGGTGAGATAACCGAGCTGAGGCTGCTGGACTGGAACAAGGTTACGCCGCTGGTAGCTGATGATGGCTCTGTCTTCTACCAGATCAATCCGGATAACACGGCCGGTATTGAATCATCTGTGACAGTACCGGCACGAGAGGTTATTCACGATCGGTTCAACTGTCTGTTCCATCCCCTTATTGGTCTTTCCCCGATTTATGCTGCTGGTCTGGCTGCAATGCAGGGTCACCATATTCAGGAAAGCTCAGCTTACTTTTTCCGCAATGGCGGGAAACCCAGCGGTGTTATCGAGGTTCCGGGCTCGATTACGGAAGAGAACGCCAGGAAGATCAAAGAAAACTGGGACACTGGTTATACCGGAGAAAATGCGGGTAAAACCGCCATTCTGAGCAATGGTGCGAAATATGTTCCCCGGACGGTCTCAGCTGCTGATGCGCAAACTGTCGAACAGCTCCGCATGACCGCGCAGATTGTCTGTTCTGTGTTTCACGTGCCAGCGTATAAGGTTGGCATCGGTGAACTGCCAACGCATGACAACATCGAGGCGCAGGATCAGCAGTATTACTCACAGTGTCTTCAGTCCCTGATTGAGTCCATCGAATTGCTGCTGGATGAAGCGTTTGAACTTGAGGGTGATACGGGGACTGAGTTTGATGTTAATGCGCTGCTGCGTATGGACAGTGAACGGCGTATCAAATCCCTGGGAGAGGGGGTGAAAAATACTATCCTCACACCAAACGAAGCGCGGAAAAGCGAGAACCTCCCTCCGCTGGCCGGCGGTGATTCTCTTTACCTACAGCAGCAGAATTTCAGCCTTGAGGCGCTGGCGCGCCGTGATGCTTCGGATGATCCCTTCGGTAAAAGCAGTTCGTCACAGTCGTCAGCCCCCGCGAATGAAGGAAAGGCTTTAACCGATGCTGAGCAGTCGGCGGCCAAAGCCATGATCAGAGGATTTCTTACAAAATGAATGAACGCGAACTATCCCTGATAAAGGTGCTGGGCGAGGAATTTGGGCAGGTTCTCGCTGAAATGCGTGACAGCTTCAGTAAAAGTCTTCAGGCGCAGCGAGATGACTATGAGGAAAGGCTAAACAGGCTCGCAAAGCAGGTTGAAGAAGTCAGTAATGCGCCCGCTCCAGACGTCGAGAGCATGGTGAAAGCGGAAATTGCTAAATTACCTGCCCAGGCAGCGCCGGAGCTTCCAGATGTTGCCACTATAGTCAGCGAGGCGGTAGCTGCTATCCCGGTACCGCGAGACGGTAAAAGTGTCACGGTCGACGATATCACCCCCGTTTTACAGGAGCTGGTCAGCAATGCCGTGGCAGAGATACCTGTACCAAAGGACGGTAAAGACTTTGATCCCGCCATGCTGAAACAGGCAGTTGAAGAAGCTGTCAGTGAGGCGGTAGCCGCCATCCCGGTACCGCAGGACGGTAAAAGTGTCACAACTGAAGACGTCCAGCCGATGATTCAGGAGCTGGTTTCCGCATCCATGCCGGAGCTGCCAGATGTGAAATCGTTGGTTAATGAGGCGATTGCAGCTCTGCCCGCAGCAGAGCCGGGTAAAGATGGAGAAAATGGCCGGGACGCCCTGTCGCTGGAGATTCTACCTTTCATTGATGAGAGGAAAAGCTACCCACGTGGCAGCTATGCCACGCATAACGGCGGCCTGTGGCGCGCTTACGAGAAAACCCATGGCATGCGAGGCTGGGAGTGTCTTGTTGATGGCGTGGCGGGTATTGATATTCAGCAATCTGAGCAGCGTTGCTTCACCCTGACGGTTAGCCGCACCAGTGGCGCCAGCGAAACCAAATCCTTTGACGTGCCTGTGATGATTTATCAGGGCGTATTCAAATCCGGTCAGGAATATCTTCCTGGCGACACAGTTACATGGGGCGGTTCGCTCTGGCACTGCGACGAGCAGACCCAGGACAAGCCTGGTGAGGCAGGTTCGAAAGGCTGGACCCTGGCTGCCAAGCGTGGCCGCGACGGGAGGGATAAAACGTGATTGAACTCGTGACACTGGCTGAGATTAAGGAGCACCTGCACATTGATCATGATGCTGACGACGGCCCACTTAAGGAAAAAATACAGGAAGCAAGTTCGGTGTTGCTGGCTTTTATCCAAGGAAGCCGGGACAAGATCGTTGATGAGAAAGGCAGGTTAATAGAAGGCGAAGCGCTAAGTCGGATGAAGGCCGCCACGATGCGTCTGGTGGGCATGCTGTACCGAAACCCTGATCTAGCTGACAAAGAAGATTTAATTCATGGAGAGCTTCCTTTTTCTGTGTCGTTTTTAATTCATGACCTCCGACTTCCTACAATTATTTGAGGGCATTCATGGCTATATCCGCTGGTAAGCTCATACAAATTGTTGTGATACAAAACCCCGTACATATACGTGACGATTCAGGCCAGCCAGTTCAAACATGGGAAGATGGTGAAACCATCCGCGCAGATATAAGGGGCCGTAGCGGAAGAGAATTAATGGCTGCCGGTGCCGAAATTGCTCAGGCTGACGTCAGGGTATGGGTTCGGGGGAAATCGGGAGAAACAATAACCGCGGCATCTAGGCTGAAGGTTCAAAGTGGACCATACAGAGGCAAAACGCTCAACGTAATAGCTCCTCCTGTCCCTGATGAAAAGGGCGAACGCCTGGAGATATTGTGCAAGTTGGGGATTGAAAAATGATAGAGACAAGCCTTGATTTTTCCGGTCTGAATGACATTGCAAAAGACCTGGAGGCGCTGAGCCGCGCGGAAAACAACAAGGTTCTGCGTGATGCCACGCGCGCTGGCGCGGAAGTGCTTAAGGAAGAAGTGATCGCACGTGCACCGGAACGCACCGGAAAACTGAAAAAAAACGTGGTGGTGTTGACCCAAAAAAGCCGCCGCCGCGGGGAGATTTCTTCCGGCGTCCATATTCGTGGCGTTAACCCGCGCACCGGCAACAGCGATAACACGATGAAGGCGAATAACCCGAGAAACGCCTTTTACTGGCGATTCGTTGAAATGGGAACAGCCAACATGCCGCCACATCCTTTCATTCGTCCCGCGTTTGACGTCCGCCAGGAGCAGGCGACAGAGGTCGCGATCAGGCGCATGAACCAGGCCATTGACGAGGCGTTAAGCAAATGACGGAAGACGATCTCTATCCTCTGCTGGCACCGCTGGCCGGAGGGCAGGTTTATCCCTACGTTGCGCCGCTCGGCAGTGACGGGAAGCCTTCAGTCTCGCCGCCCTGGGTAATTTTCTCGATTATTACCGACGCGGCCGCCGACGTTCTCTGCGGCCAGGCGGAATCAGCCGTTTCGGTGCAAGTCGATGTTTACTCCAGCACTATCACTGAAGCGCGTACGATCAGGAATATGGCGCTGGAAGCCCTGCAAACATTGAAGCCTGAGAACATTGTCAAAACGCCTGGTTATGAACCTGATCTGCATTATCACCGGGCCACGCTTGAATTTCAGGTGACCGTTTAAGTTCATTCACCATCACAGACCGCTCCGGCGGTCTTTTTTTTATCTGGAGAAATCATGACCAGTAAGTATGAAGTTACAAAGGGGATGACCTTTGCCGTCTCCGACGCACCCGTAACCGCCGAGGATTTTAATGCCTCAGGTTTCCCGGGGGCTGGTGTTACCTGGCTGGAAGCGGCCTGTGCAACAAAGGAGATCACCTTCACTGGCGGTCAAAAAGGGGATATTGACGTAACCACGCTTTGCTCAACTGAACAGGAGCAAACGAACGGCCTCGCCGCACCTGCTGAAATGAGCATTACCCGTAACTGGGTTGGCGATGAAGCAGCACAGGAGGCACTCCAGACCGCTTACGAAAATGACGAACTGCGTGCGCTGCGCGTGGTATTCCCGTCTGGTAATGGTTTCTACGTGCTTGTGGAGGTTCGTCAGAGCTCATGGTCTGCTGCAACCTCATCCGTTGTTGGCGCGACTTATTCTCTGCGTGTACGCGGCAAACCTAAACGCATTTACGCGTCTGGTTCCTGAGCGGCTTCGGCCGCTTTTTTTATCCCTTCGAACATGTAACAAGAGAAAAATGAAATGGCGCAAAAAACATCACAGAATTCACTACGCGACGTGGCGCTTACTGCATCAAAAGCCTATCGCACAAAAGACGGTATCACGGTCCCTGAGTGGGATGGCGCAAAGGTAACGCTGCGTGAACCGTCCGGCGATGCCTGGGTGAAATTCCGGGAAATCGTAAATCCGCAGCTCGCCGAAGGCGAAGAGGCCCCGACGCTGACGGAGGCGGAGAAGTTCCTGCGTAACAAAGAGGCGGATGTGGTTCTGTTTATTGACGTACTGCTGGATGAAAACGGCGAGCGCGTATTCAGTGACGAGGATCAGGAGCTGGTATCCAAAATTTATGGTCCTGTGCATGCGCGCCTGCTGGCTCAGGCTCTTGGCCTCGGAATGAGTCAGGAAGAAGCGGGAAAGCCGTAAAGCAGCCGCTGACCTTCTTCCTGATGTCACTGGCGCTCCGGATGGGGCGCACTCTGCATGAACTGCGCCAGACCATAACCGCCAGTGAGCTCAAGATGTGGATCGAGTTTGACCGCATAAGCCCTGTAGGGGACTGGCGTTCCGATGCACAGGCGGCGCAGATCTCCGTTGCAATGCTGAACTCTCAGGGCGGGAAATTCACCATACCTGACGTGATGCTGAAATGGGGTGAGCAGGAAGAAGGCTCTGAAGTCTCTGAACTTGAAGAATGGATGTCCAGTCTTTGACGCCCGCGGCTGCGGGCTTTTTTTATGGGTGAAATATGGCAACGCTGCGCGAGCTGATCATCAAAATTTCTGCGAACTCGTCTTCTTTTCAGTCTGAGATCGCCAGAGCGTCCCGTATGGGGACGGATTACTACCGCACTATGGAACAGGGCGGGAAAAAAGCAGCAGCGGCCACGCGTGAAACTCAGCGGTCTTTGGCTGACCTGAATTCTCAGCTCGCAACTATACGTTCATCAGCGGCTGGGCTTGCCGGGGCATGGGCTGGCGCATTTGCCACGCATCAACTTGTTCAGTTTGCTGATACCTGGAACCAGCTGAATGGCCGTCTTCGCCTTGCGTCCTCTTCCAGTGAGGATTACGTGCAATCCCAGCGCGTGCTGATGGAGATTAGCCAGCGCACCGGAACATCCCTCGAAGCAAACAGCAACTTATACAGCAGAATTGCGCAGTCCCTGCGTGATGCCGGTTACGCTTCTGCTGACGTCGCAAAAGTTACGGAAACCGTAGCAACCTCGCTGAAGCTGTCTGGCGCCAGTACCGAAGAGGCGAGCTCTGTTATCACTCAGCTTAGCCAGGCGCTTGGCTCAGGTGTTTTGCGAGGCGAAGAATTTAACTCCATCATGGAGAACGGTGGCCGCCTGGCGAAACTGCTGGCTGATGGTCTGGGTACCACTGTTGGTGGCCTGCGAAATATGGCCAACAACGGCGAGCTGACGACCAACAAGATCGTCCCGCTGCTGACCAACGTTGAGATCCTCCGTAAAGAATTCGACACCTTACCTGCATCCATCAGCGGATCTGCACAGAAAGTGCAAAATGCTTTTCTCGCCTGGGTTGGCGGGGCGAACGATGCCGTCGGCGCATCCTCCACGCTATCCGGCGTGCTGGATGGTCTGGCGAATAACATTGATGATGTGGCAAACACGGCCGGTATTCTTGTTGGCGTGGGTCTGGCTCGCTATTTTGGCAATATGGTCGGCAGCGTCGGCCAGTCAACCCGTGCAGTGCTCGCTAATACGGCCGCCGAGGTAGCGCTGGCTCAGGCTCAGGTCCGTGGCGCTCAGGTTAGCGTTGCTGCCGGCCGCCAGGCGGTTTACCGCGCTCAACAGGCGCGCGCAGCGGCGACAAGTATTGAGGCTCAGATTGTTGCCGAACGTAATCTTGCCGCAGCTCAGGCATCCCTGAATACAGCGCTTGCTGGAAGGGCTTCTGCTGTTAACAACCTTACCAATACAGCCTTGGTAATGTCACGGCTGGGTAGCGGAGTGTTGGGCATTCTCGGTGGCTGGCCAGGCGTTATTATCGGTGCCGGTGCAGCGATGTATGGCCTGTATCAGCATACCCAGCAGGTACACCGTGAGGCTGTCGGCTTTGCCAACAACCTTGACGAGATCAACACCAAACTCCAGCAGATGTCTGTGCTCGGCCTTCGCTCGACCGCCGCAGATGCGCGGACCTCTTTACAGGCGCAAAAGCAGGACCTGGCCGACCTCGACTCTCAGATCGCGAAGGTGAAAGACAGCCTCAAGGCGGTTGATCAAATCCAGCAGGATTATAACCGTCATCCGACGCTGACCTTGATTAATACCTTCATGGACCAGGCCGACATCACGGCCAAAAACATTGAACTTACCGATAAGCTGAATCAGCTGGAGTATCAGCGGGAACAGGCCGCTTCAAAAGTCGAGCAAACGCAGAAGCTGGTGAACGATGCCAGCGACCTGGCAACGCAAAAGGCTATCGAACAGGCTGGTGCCGTATCAATCCTGAAAGGTGCGTATGACCTGCTTAACCGCTCGATGTCAGCGACCGCTGGCGCCAAGCCGCCGCAATATGCCGGGCCCGTCATCTCACTGGCTAACGCAACGCCGCAACAGCAAACCGCACTGGAGCGCTCGCGCCGCGATAACGAGCTGGCCAGCCTCAGCGGATTAGAAAAACTCCATCAGCAGCACGTCTATGAAGCAGAAGACTTGCAGCTGACGGGGGCGCTTTACACAAAGTACATCTACAACAAGGATCAGGCCGCCAAAAAGGATGCAGCAGCAGCCGAGGCAAAAAAAACCTCTACTGCCGCCTCAAGTGCTCAGAGTAAAGCCGAGCGCGCAGCAGCCAGCACCGCTGAGCAATATGCCCGCAAAATGGCCGATCTGAGTGTGGCTATCGATGTGCAACGCGTCAGGGCAACGGAAGGAGAAAAAGCGTCTGAGCTCTATGCAGCGTCGCATCAGGCAGGCACTAAATGGACCGATGAGCAGCGCAAGGCTATCCAGGCATCATCAGCAGAGCTGGCAAAATGGACGCAAAAAGCCGACGAGAACGTGCGCAAGCAGCGCGAACAAGCCGATGCCCTGAAGGATCTAACTGAAGCGGCCCGAAAGTTCAGGGATGAGGCGACACTGACAACCGAAACCGCAGGCATGAGTGATCGCCAGCGCAGCCGGTTCGACGAGACGCAACAGATCGAGCGTGTTTTTGCTAAAACGGACGGCGGTACTGAGGCCATCGCACAGCGGGCGGCTGCCCTCGATGACCTGGATAAGAAATACAAGGCTATAGCAGCAGCTGAAGCGGACTGGATGGCCGGAGTATCGCGCGGCTATGCGAACTGGTTCGATGAAATCAGCAATGTTTCCGGCACGGTTTCTGACGGGGTGAAAACCACACTCGACAGCGCGTTTAGTAATGTCACCTCAATGCTCGAAGGCAATAAGGTCAGCTGGAAATCCTGGGGTATCTCTGTTTTACAGAATATCGAAAAAGTCGCTCTGCAAATGGCAGTGGTCAGCGCGATGGGAGGTGGATCTTCCGGTTCTGGCATTTTTGGCTCACTCATCGGCAGCGTAGGCAGCTTCTTCGGGGGCGGTGCGGGAGCATCAGCCAGCACCGGTACTGCGGTTTCCAGTTACGGTTCGAGCTTCCAGTTTAACGCTAAAGGCGGCGTTTATGACTCTCCATCTCTGAGCGCTTTCAGTAATGGGATCGTCAGAAACCCCACCATGTTCGCTTTCGCGAAAGGCGGGGCCGGAATCATGGGCGAGGCTGGGCCGGAGGCAATCATGCCGCTGACCCGCGCACCGGATGGTTCACTCGGTGTTCGTGCGGTCGGCGCTGGTGGTGGTCAGTCTGTATCTTCGGCGCCACAGGTTTATATCACCATCGATGGCAACGGAAATACCTCCACGCAGACTTCACCCGGCCTTGAGCAATTTGGTGCTGATGTCGGTAAATATGTTGATCAGCGATATAAGCAGAACATCATGCGAGATATTCGCCCTGGCGGTGACATCTGGAACGCAATGAAAGGAACCCGATAAAAATGGCTATCGAAACTTTCACCTGGTGCCCACGAATTAACGCTGAGGCAGATATAAATTTCCGCGTCAGGAAAGCACAGTTTGGTGATGGATATGAGCAGGTTTCAGGGGATGGATTGAATACCAGAACCCAGCAGTGGACGCTCAACTTTACTGGCAACGAAACCTACATTTCCGCCATTAAATCTTTTCTCGACAGGCATGAAGGGACGAAAGCCTTTCAGTGGAAGCCACCGCTCGAACCTTTGGGTTTGTATCGTTGCGAAACGTATAAACCCACCGGGCTCGGCGCGGGGAAATTCAACCTTGAAGCAACATTCATCCAGGCATTTAAACCATGAGCTTAAACGCAGACTATCAGAAGCTGGAATCAGGGAACGACGTTCGCCTGATTGAGGTGGACGGTTCTTCTTTTGGACTGACGGACGTTCTCCGGTTTCACAATTACAACATTCCCCACACCGAAGCGGAAATAGTCGCCGCTGGCGGGGATGAGGCCAAGCTCCCGGCGAAACCAATCTGGTGGCAGGGTAATGAATATTCCGCCTGGCCGTATCAGCTGGAAGGGCTGGAGAAATCGACCAGTGGCAGCAATGCGACGCCATCACTGACGGTCGCGAACATCGAAAGCTCTATTTCTGCCCTGTGTCTTGCATACGACGATTTGCTACAGGCCAAGGTCACTATTCACGACACAAAGGCAAAATATCTCGATGCGAAAAACTTCGCAGGCGGTAACCCTACAGCAGATCCGACTCAGGAGAAACTTCAGGTCTGGTATATCGACGGGAAAACGACCGAGCTTGCTGGCGAAACCATCGAGTTTGTACTGTCCAGCCCTATGGGGCTTCAGGGACAAATGATCCCCACGCGGCAGCTTCATTCCCTGTGCACATGGTGCATTCGTAATAAGTACCGCACTGGCGACGGCTGCGACTATGCCAGTTCGCGCTATTTCGACAAAAACAACAACCCGGTAAGCGATCCGTCACTGGATGAATGCAACGGCACGCTGACGGCCTGCAAACTTCGGTTCGGTGAAAGCAACGAACTCTCGTTTGGTGGGTTCCCGGGTACGTCGCTGATCAGGAGCTGATATGCGTCAGAAAACCATTGATGCGATTATGGCGCATGCCGCCGCTGAATATCCTCGTGAGTGCTGTGGTGTGGTGGCGCAGAAAAGCCGCGTTGAACGTTATTTTCCTTGCCGGAATCTTGCCGCGGCGCCGCAGGACAATTTTGTCCTTTGCCCCGAAGATTACGCAGCCGCTGAGGACTGGGGTACGGTGATCGCCATCGTTCACAGCCACCCTGACGCCACTACACAGCCGAGCGAACTGGATAAAGCGCAATGCGACGCAACGCTTTTACCCTGGCATATCGTGAGCTGGCCCGAGGGGGATTTACGCACCATTCAGCCGCGCGGAGAGTTGCCACTGCTGGAGCGTCCGTTTGTGCTGGGGCACTTCGACTGCTGGGGGCTGGTAATGAGCTATTTCCGGCAAACGCATGGTATCGAACTCCACGATTACCGGGTTGATTATCCCTGGTGGGAAAACGACTACACGGAAAACTTTTATCAGGATTGCTGGTACGAGTGCGGATTCCGTGAATTCGACGGGCCGCCGAAACCTGGCGATATGGTGATCATGCAGGTGCAGGCTGATAAGTGGAACCACGCGGGTATACTGCTGGAGGGTAATATGCTGCTGCACCACCTGTACGGTCACCTGAGTCAGCGAGTACCATATGGCGGTTACTGGCAGGAACGAACGATGAAGATTCTACGTTACAAATCTCTGTGCTAACCTTTTGCAAAACGAAAAAAGGGGTTAGGGATATGAGGAAATTTCTTTCGATATTGGCGTGTAGCCTGATTGTGATTAGTTGTACACCTTCTGAAAAGGATTTCATTGACATGGGGGAGTCCTTAGTCAAAGACACCCTCAAAGATCCGGACAGCGCTAAGTTTGAATCATTTTTCCGTGATTTTGGTGAAAATACTGGATATGTTTGCGGTTATGTGAATGCAAAAAATTCATACGGCGCATACACGGGTAAAAAACCATATTATGTGCGGATTGAGGTCAAAGATGGAAAGGTCAATAATCATGGACCAATCATCATTATTAATGACCAAGACCAGAAGAAAATTGATTCCTATGAGTCAATCTGTCAAAGGGACTGATGTGCCATGAAAAAGATTATCCTTCCAATTTTTATTTTCCTGCTGATGGGATGTTCTGTTTCTTCACTAGAAGAACAAAAACCTATCCTTTCAGAGCATTCAACAAAAACTGTTGATGAGGTTAATCGTTGCCTTGCTCCTAAATGGGTGGAGCTACGATCTTCAAGCTCAAGCATACCCACTGAATCAGGATACAAAATCACAGCATCAGACGATATATTCGGTGCTCTTTCAGTGGTGAATATCGATAAATCAGCGACAGGCGGAAGCGATATAAAGGTTTATGCCGTTGCGAAAGGATGGAACGACCACTGGGCTACGGCCGCCAGATCATGTCTTTGAAAACCCTAAAATAATCTAAGCCACCTTCGGGTGGCTTTTTTTATGGAGAATGAAAATGTCAGAGGTTATGACCAGAATTGAGCTCGGCGGTGTTTTGGGTAAAACCTACGGGAAGGTTCACCATCGTCTAATAAGAACAACCGCAGAGGCGATCAACTCACTTACAAAAACAATAGACGGGCTGGAGAAATTTTTGATAACCAGCAAAGCAAGGGGCCTGACCTACGCCGTCTTTAAAGATAAAAAAAATATCGGAAAAGATGATTTTGGTTTTCCGGTAACAGGTGAAGTTATTCGAATTGTCCCTGTAGTGATCGGAAGTAAAAAAGCTGGAGTTTTACAGACAATTCTTGGAGCTGTTCTTGTCGTTGCGGGGATTGCAGTTGGAATGCTTTCTGGTGGAACACTATCTGCTGTTGGTTACGGAGCCGCGAAGTTTGGTGCAGCTATGATCGCTGGTGGAGTTGTTCAGATGCTTTCGCCTCAACCCGGGGGCCTGGCCAGCAAACAAAGCGCAGATAACCGTGCATCGTATGCGTTTGGCGGGGTGACAAATACCGCCGCGCAGGGTTACCCGGTGCCGCTCCTTTACGGACGCCGACGAATCGGCGGGGCAATTATTTCCGCCGGGATTTATGTCGAAGATCAGCAGTAGATAACAAACCTTTTTACAAGCTACCCCCGGGTGGCTTTTTTTATAGGCGCGATATGGCTAATAAAATTACCGGACGAAAAGGGGGGAGCTCCAGTTCCCGAACTCCTACCGAACAGCCTGATGATCTGCAATCTGTAGCAAAGGCAAAGATCCTCGTTGCGCTTGGGGAAGGGGAGTTTGCTGGACAGCTCACCGGGAAGGATATCTACCTGGACGGAACGGCGCTGGAGAACGCCGACGGCTCCCAAAACTTCAGCGGCGTTACGTGGGAATTTCGCGCGGGTACTCAGGCCCAGAAGTACATTCAGGGCATTCCCGGTACCGAAAACGAAATCAGCGTGGGAACCGAGGTAACGAGCGCTACAGCGTGGACACGAACCTTCACCAATACACAGCTTTCGGCGGTTCGTTTACGCCTGAAATGGCCTTCGCTTTTCAAACAGGAGGACGATGGCGATCTGGTTGGTTACTCGGTTAATTATGCGATTGACTTGCAGACGGACGGCGGGACATGGCAGACAGTCCTCAATACCAGCGTGACCGGGAAAACGACCTCAGGTTATGAGCGTAGCCACCGTATTGATTTACCTCAGGCGGGCAGCACCTGGACAATCAGACTACGCAAAATTACCGCTGACGCCAACAGTGCGAAGATCGGCGACACGATGACGCTACAGAGCTTCACTGAGGTGATTGATGCGAAATTGCGATACCCGAACACCGCGCTGCTGTACATCGAATTCGACTCCAGCCAGTTTAATGGTTCTATACCTCAGATCTCCTGTGAGCCTCGTGGCCGCGTTATTCGGGTTCCTGATACTTACGACCCAGAAACCCGCTCTTACAGCGGGACATGGACCGGGGCATTTAAGTGGGCATGGACGGATAACCCTGCGTGGATATTTTACGATCTGGTTGTTTCTGACCGGTTCGGCCTCGGTCACCGTTTGACTGCTGCTAACATCGATAAATGGACGCTTTATCAGGTCGCCCAGTATTGCGATCAGATGGTGCCGGACGGTAAGGGTGGCGATGGAACAGAACCACGCTATACCTGCAACGTGTACATCCAGGACCGAAACGACGCTTATACAGTCCTGCGTGATTTTGCGGCCATATTCCGTGGCATGACGTACTGGGGCGGCGATCAAATCGTTGCTCTGGCCGATATGCCCCGTGATGTGGATTACAGCTACACGCTCGCAAATATAGTCGGCAAACCCCGTTATTCAAGCAGCACCACGAAAACGCGCTACACCACAGCGCTGGTTTCATGGTCCGATCCCGGTAACGCCTACGCTGACGCGATGGAACCTGTATTCGAGCAGGCGCTGGTGGCACGGTACGGCTTCAATCAGCTGGAAATGACAGCCATCGGCTGTACCAGACAGTCAGAAGCGAACCGAAAGGGGCGTTGGGGTATTCTCACCAACAACAAGGATCGCGTTGTTTCGTTTGATGTCGGGCTGGACGGAAACATTCCGCAGCCTGGCTATATCATCGCCTTGGCAGACGAGCTTCTTTCCGGAAAGGTTATGGGCGGCCGCATCAGCGCCGTTAATGGTCGCGTTATCAAACTTGACCGTGTAGCTGATGCAGCAGCAGGTGATCGCCTTATCCTCAACCTTCCCTCCGGAGCGTCACAGAGCAGGACAATTCAGGCGGTTAACGGGGAATCGGTCACAGTCACCACCGCATACAGTGAGACGCCGCAGGCCGAAGCTGTCTGGGTGGTTGAGTCAAACGAACTCTACGCGCAGCAGTATCGTGTTGTGAGCGTCGCTGATAACGATGATGGCACTTTCACCATTACCGGTGCATGGCACGATCCGGATAAATATGCCCGAATAGATACCGGAGCCATCATTGACCAGCGTCCGGTGAGCGTGATCCCGCCGGGCAATCAGTCACCGCCTGCGAACATCGTGATCAGCTCGTTTTCTGTGGTACAGCAAAATATCAGCGTCGAAACGATGCGCGTGAGCTGGTATCGAGCTGAGCTGGGGATTCCCGGCGAACACCGACGACACGCTGAAGACGGAAATTCAGTACAGCCTGACCGGGACGGAAGACGATGCGATGCTGCTGGCAGACGTACCCTATCCGCAGCGCAAGTATCAGCAGATGGGCCTTAAGGCAGGGCAGATTTTCTGGTATCGCGCGCAGCTGGTGGACCGCAGCGGAAACGAATCAGGGTATACAGACTTTGTGCGCGGGCAGGCCAGCATCGATGTATCTGACATCACCGATGCAATCCTGGAGGACATGAAAGGCTCCGATACGTTCAAAGACCTGATCGAGAACGCGGTGGACAGCAATGAAAAAATTGCTGGCATGGCTGACGACATCAAACAGGCCAACGACGAACTTGAGCAACAGGCGCAGAAAATTGCCCAAAATGCCCAGGATATCGGGAAGGTTCAGACCAGCGTTACAAACCTGTCGAGCAAGGTCGGAGATGTGTCTTCTTCTCTGAACGAGCTTGAGCAGACAGTGGCGACGGCCGATACCGCACTGGGTCAGCGAATCGATACGATCAACGTGTCTGTGGACGGCATGGCGGGGGGGGTGAAGAACTCCGCCATCGCGATTATTCAGGGCAACCTGGCGCAGGTG